GGTCAAAGTGGGTGCTAGTAATTTAGATATTGCTTGTACCACTGACATCACCGGTGTTGGAATTTTTGTAGGTGAAACTGTATTAGATATTGCTCAATTGCTTGTAGCAATTGGTACAGATATTGACGTAGATCCATACAACACATACCGAGTGCCACAAGAAATACGGACATTGGTTATACCAGAAGAATCTAGACTAATAAAAGTTCAGCAAGAAAATAGATTAAATACATTACCAATTGAATCGAGAGTGTATCGAGTTCAAGAAGAAACCAGAGATTACAAAATCAATAGGCCAGTTTTGGCTGGACCTATCAGAAGGAGAAACAGTTAATGGCAAATCTAGCACTTACCGGGTTTAAAAAATCAAATTCTTATATCTATATAGAAAAAGACCCAGATGCCAATCTAACCTATGCATTAGACTGGGTGGACTACCTTAATACCGGTGATTCATTGAGCACAGCCACAGTAACCATAGGCACTATCGCAGGTGATGCCACACCATTGGCATTTCCTACCAATGCCGCTACAGATGTATCTATTGCAGGCACCAAAGTTATTTTTAGAGTAAATGGTGGCACAGTGGATAACATATATCCTATTGAAGTTAAGGTTGTAACCGCAGACGGTGACACTGATGCAAGACATTTTAGAATTGTGGTTAAGAATAAGGAATTAGTATAATGATACCAAACAATACTGGAAAGACCTATAGAAAACACGATAAAGAGTTAATCAAAGATTTGGCTCGTATCATGTGCACCTATGAAGAGATAGGTGAGATCATTGGTATTACCGGTGAAGGTGTTAAGAAAAGATTTAAAAAAGTTGTAGAAGAAGGCAGAGCAGAAGGTAAAAAATCATTAAGACGTGCTCAATTTGAAAAAGCATTGGCCGGGGATGTTAGAATGCAAATTTGGTTAGGACGTCAATATCTTGATCAGAAAGATGACCCTAATTCTACAGATAACTCACAAGTGTTACCTTGGCAGGAAGACGAATAATGAAATTATCCACACCACAAAAAACTGTAGCCAATGATCCAGCAAGATTTGTTGTATTAGTAACCGGAAGGAGATTTGGGAAAACTACATTAGGTGTTAGACAATTGTTTTATCATGCAAGACAACCAGATCAATATGTGGCGGCTATACTGCCATCTTATAGACAGGCCAGAAACGTATGGTGGGATCAAGTTAAGAATCGAGCCATTGCACTGAATTGGGCAAAAAAAATTAATGAAGCGGATCTATCTATCATTTTAAAAAATGGCAGTAAGATTTCATTAAAAGGTGCAGACAACAGAGATGCACTGCGAGGAGCAAAATATCATTATCTATTTTTAGATGAGTGTGCTTCTATTGAAAAAGAAGCCTATACAGAAGTTTTAAGACCAACCTTATCTGACACAGGCGGTAGAGCCATGTTTGCCGGCACACCCAAAGGCATTTCTAACTGGTTATATGATATCTATCAACAAGGGCAAGATCCAACAGAATCCAATTGGAGTTCATATCAATTTACCACTATCCAAGGTGGATTTGTATCAGAAGATGAAATCAATCAAGCACGAGCAGAATTGGATCAAAAAGTTTTTAAACAAGAATACGAAGGTACATTTGAAAATTATGAAGGCAGAATCTATTATGGTTTTGATAGACAACACAATGTGGAAGATTTCCGTTTTGAACAGAGACAAAACATAATTCACGTATCGATCGATTTTAACGTCAATCCACTCACAGCAATCTGTTTTGTGTTAAAAGATAACAAAATGTATGTGATAGATGAAATTGAAATGTATGGTTCTAACACAGAAGAGTTAGCCAATGAAATACACAGCAGATTTCCAGGTACCAAAATTATTGCTTATCCAGATCCATCTGGCAGAGCAAGAAAAACCAATTCACCAAAAACAGATTTCAATATCTTACACAATGCAGGTTTCATTGTGAAAGCACCATCTCGTCACATTCCAGTGAGAGACAGGATCAATGCTGTAAATAGTAAGTTCTGTTCAGGAGCAGGAGAAAGAGGCATTATGATACATCCAAAATGTAGAAGTTTAATCACAGCAATGGAAAGACACATTTATAGACCAGGCACATCACAACCTGAAAAGAATGGTTCAAAAGATTATTCACACATTTCAGATGCATTGGGATATGGGGTTTCATTCTTATTCCCTATCACAAGAACATACGAAACCACAGAACAACACAACACATGGAAGGTTAGAATCTAATGGCTATAATTGATAGTTTTTCAGTAAATCAAGATCCAAGAAAACTTAGTTCGTACTACACAGCATTGGGAGTACATCCAGAATACCTTACTCATTTTAAAAGATGGGAATTTTTAAGGAATTCATATCTAGGTGGCTATGAATACAAAATGGGTGAGTACCTAACCAAATACCAATACGAATCAGATTCAGAATATTACAGAAGAATTGCAACCACACCATATGATAACCATGTGAAAGCGATTGTGCATATCTTCAACAGTTTCTTATACCGACAACCAATCAAAAGATCATTTGGCTCAATTGGCAATATGGTTGAATTAGACAATTTCTTAAAAGACACAGATTTAGAAGGCAGAACATTTGAATCATTCATGCGAGATGTCAATACATGGAGCACTGTGTATGGACACTGTGTGGTATTGATGGATAAACCGCAATCTGTAGCAAGAACCAGAGCAGAAGAATTATCTCAAGGCATTCGTCCATATGCTTCAATCTATACTCCAGAAAATGTATTAGATTGGGAATGGAAAAGACAACCATCTGGTGTGTATGATTTAACCTACTTAAAATTATTAGAAGTAGAACAGAGAGCGAATGGTATGAATGCAAGATATTACATCAGAGAATTCACCAAAGATACCATCACAATCAGTGAATATAGATTAGACAAAAAAGATCAAAATGAAATCTTAGAGCAAATGCCAAATCAACTGGGCAAGATACCAGCAGTTTGGGTTTATGCCAACCGATCACCGGTTAGAGGTATTGGTGTATCAGATGTGGGCGATATTGCTGATATGTGTAATGCCATATTCAATGAATTATCAGAAATTGAACAGACCATACGTTTATCCACTTCACCTTCTTTGGTAAAAACACCGGAAGTAGATGCGGCGGCAGGACCAGGTGCAATTATTACTGTGCCAAATGAAACTGATCCAAATCTTCGTCCATACCTTTTGCAACCATCAGGACAGAGTGTGGATTCAATACTAAATCTATTGATGAGAAGATTACCAGCATTGATAGAATGGCCTGTATGTCAGGTATTAGAACAGCACAAACCAGACAGCAGTCAGGAATTCAAGCCATGACAGAATACAGTATGTTGGATGCTAAACTGACAGAAAAAGCCAAAAATTTAGAATTAGCAGAAGAACAAATGTTCCGACTGTGGGCTAACTGGCAAGATACAGAATTTGATGGCGAAATAGAATACCCAATGGCATTCCATATCAGAGATAAAAATTTAGACATGGACGTTTTGGAAAAAGCGGCAAGAACTACCAGAGACATTGTAAATGCCGCACCAGATGTTAAAATAATGATTGATGCTAAAATTAAAGAAATTATTGCCAAAGATCCATTTGAATTAGAACAGATGAATCAAAATAAGGTTGATGAGGACGAACCAAATGAACCAAATGACCAAATGACCTTACCAAACCAAATGGCACACACACCGGTAACCAATCCACAAGATCTAGTATCACATTTTAGAGAAATGATACAACAAGGTTATTCCAATGAAGAAATATTGGAATTGCATCCTGAACTAGCCAACCTATTTGGAGGTAACAATGCCGGTACGGAAAGTTAAAGGCGGATATCGTTGGGGCAGTTCTGGTAAAGTATACCGAACCAAAAGGCAAGCACAAAGACAGGCAAGAGCAATCTATGCCGCAGGCTATCGTAAGAAAGGTAGTCGCTAATGCCAAGACCCACTCCACAAATGCGTGCCAATGCACGCCGAGCAATCAAATTAAGAAATCAAGCACCTAACAGCCGTAAAGGCATGACTGCCGTGGGCCTACAAAGAGCCAATCAATTTGCCAAAGGCAAAAATGTATCATTAGACACAGTCAAAAGAACCTATAGTTTTTTATCTCGAGCACGAGCGTACTATAAACCTGGCAGAAACACACCAGGCACTCAAGCATACCTAGGATGGGGAGGCAATGCTGGTTTAGCCTGGGCCAAAAGGATTCTAAAGAAATGAATAAAGTTTGTCCAGAATGCTGTTTGCCAAACGATACCCTAATGTGGTGGGAGAAACGAACCGGTCATTGGGTCTGTTATGGTTGTGGCATGGACAGAAAAACAGAAGAATTACAAATGCAAAAAACATGGATAGAGAATAATGGAACCACACCTACAGCATAAACACTTATTGGTGAGAGCAGAGGTTAATTCACCACCACTGGAGGCCTTTGATCTCGCCACTGAATTACGAAGTCTTGTAAAGCACATAGACATGAAAATTCTGTCAGGACCGCACACTGCTTGGTGTCCTGTTCCAGGCAATATTGGTTGGTCAGGCACAGTTATAATTGAAACATCATCAATCACGTTCCATTCATGGACAGAATCACACTATCCCATAATTCAATTAGATGTGTACTCTTGCAAAGACTTTTCTATCAAAACAGTAATGATGTGGTTGAGTCAATTTGATCCAGAGCGAGTGGATTACAAGTTTCTTGATAGAGAACACAATTTTAGAACCATATTAGATGAACAAGTTAAGTTTGATGAAAAACTTACATTAGGAAAAAACGATGAGTGATTTAGAAAAAACTAATCTAGAAGCACACGTGGAATTATGCACTCAAAGATTTCAAAGAATCAATGAGCGATTAGATGAAATAGAAACCAAACTGGATGAAATCAATAAATGCATGATGCGTAATAATGGATCCACTATCAAAACAGTGATCTATTCAGCCGGCACTGTCATAGCAGGTCTGTTATCTACGATAGTTGTAATATTGATGAAAATGTAAATGCCATATCGAGGAAAATTAGGTGGTCGTGCCATAGAAACTGCTGTAAGCAAAGCATTAGAAATGGCTTGGGAAGAATACCGACTACACGAGAAAAATTGTATTGAAAGACAGAGCCAACAAGGTGCCTTTCATGCTAGAAAAGCATTAACTAAAATGAAAGTACTGTTGCATAAAAGAAAAATTGAATTATTAGAATTATACACACAAGACGAAAGGAGACTACGTGCCTATAATAACAACATCCACAGCATCAGCACTGCTGGTGAACAGAATACCAAGGAGGAAATCAACAATGGCTAGATCAGGAAGAAGACGTCCTGCCATGAATTCTAGAAAACCAATGAATTCTAGAAAAAATAGAAAAAGTGGCAGACGAAAGTAAATTAATTGAAAATTGGATCAGAGGACAGATTGCTAGAGTTAATCGAACGACTAAACAGCCGATCTGTCCGTTTGCTAAAAAAGTATTACAAGATCAATCTCTACAGATTACAAAAGCAAAAAAAGACCTATTGGCTCATATCATCCATTGCTGTCATATGGTGCCTATTTTTAATCTGGATATTGTTATACTTTGGATAGATTACCCTATCACAGAGAAAAGATTAGAAGACATCTGCCGCCAAGCACACGAAGATAAATTACATATGGCCATCATGTACGATCACCCATCCAATGATGGCCTTCATCAAGGTGTATCCTTCAGTTATCGCAGAAAACCATTAGTAATGATTCAACCTTTAGACAAGTTGCGACGAGCACAAAAGCAATTGAAAAAAACCGGTTGGTATCGTGCTTGGCATATTGATGATTTTGAGCAATTCTATTAGTTGACGCTTCATTTATCATGTGCTATAATTTAGATATATGAAAGTTTACGTTTTAACCACAGATAAAAGAAAACACCTTGAATCAATTACCAAACCAGAATGGATCAAAATATCTAAAGATATCACCTACTGGAACAACACAGGACATCATCCTGGACATGGTAGGAATCGTATATTAGAAGACTTTTATTTGAATCACACAGATCAATGGTGTGTCATAGCCGATGATGACAACATCATAGACCCAGCCAGAGGATATTATGATCGTTTCATTGATCAACTTGATTACGTACTAGAAACTGCTAGTGCCAATGACATTGCTACCTTTGGATTCCTAAACAATATTGTGCATCGTGTTGATATTACCATAAAACACCCAACCTTACAACACAATTGGGTTTGGATGAGATCATTCAGTTTGAGCAACATATTTTTCCATAGGAGGACCAAACTTGTGCGTTTCAATGAAACCCAAATGATAGAAGACCAAGAATGGTGTATGGATCAATTGAAAAATGGAATGAGGTGTGCAACTTTAATGAATGCTGTGATCAAGGACGTAAATCACAAAAGTACCTTGTTCCGAGATAACACAGACAGGAAACAACAATATCAAATTGCCAAAGACCGTTGGATGGACAAGTTTCCTGAATTGAAAACGGATCGTAATGGACGAGTACGTAAGACACATTTTGTAAAAAAATACTGGCGACCAAATATACTATGGTCTGGACTAAAAAACATTGGTGTGGCCTGCTATAATCCTTACAAAATATAATCATACGATATAATCTTTGTAAATAAAAGTGTAAATAACAAACAACTCGTAAGGAGGAAATCTAATGGTAGATTCAAAACAACCAGAAGTCCAAGTTACACCAGCCACGGAGGCTAACGTAAACGACTCTAAACAAGGAACTCCGGAGATAGAGGTATCAAAAACCTACACTGCTGAGGAATTCAATAATGCAATGGCATCTGTTCGTAAAAAGACAGAAGCAAATGTGTTAAAAAAATTCCAAGATGTTGATGTTGAAAAATATCGTGACCTAGTTCAAAGAGAAGAACAAAGACTACTTGATGAACAAAAGAAACGAGGCGAATTTGAGAAGATTCTAAAGGAAACTGCTGAAAAGAAAGACCAAGCAATCAATCAACTTCGAGATCAGTTAAATTCGATCAAGGTAGATGGAGCATTGTTAAACACTGCATCCAAATATCGAGCAGTTAACCCAGAACAAGTGGTTCAGTTGGTTAAAGGCAAAGTAAGATTGAATGAAACTGGTGAGGTGGAAGTCATTGGCGACAATGGCACACCAAGATACACTGAATCTGGAGAATTAATGTCCGTGGATGGATATGTGAAAGAATTTTTACAATCAAATCCACACTTCGTTCAAGCAGGTCCAAGTGGATCCGGTTCAACATCCAATACCAATAGCAAAACAGTGCAGGAAGTAGATATCTCCAAACTGGATATGAATAATCCAGAACATAGAAGAATGTTTAAGGCAATGCAGGGTACAACCTCTAAGCCTAGAATGTTCTAAAATATAACAAAGGAGATATAGCAATGGCTATTAATACAACATCAACGCATGGTGCGTTGTTATCAAACATTTTACAAACTGCTGTTTTCACTGCAAGTGAAAGATCAATCGCAGGCAGTCTTGTAAAAGTTTACGATATGTCAGGAACTCCAGGCTTAACTGCTCAGATTCCGGTATATCCAGAAGTTAGTGCATCAGGTTTAACTGAAGGTACTGACTTAACTACACAAACTAGTGTTAACCCAGCAACTGTAACTGTTACTGCCGCTGAATTAGGCGTAAGAGCAGACATCACAGATCTTTTAAGAGAAGCATCTGCAGATGACGTTGCGGCTTCAATTGGTACGATACTAGGTA